ATGAACAAACTTGAACAGCAAAAGAAGAAGAAAACACTTTCAGTGTGTCACCACAAGTGGGACCAATGCGACTGTGTAACAACAGTACTTCCTGGTAGCTCAGTAGAAGAATCACTTCCTGATTATTCTATGAGCGTCCATTCACTATACTACCTTACTAAGCAGGAAATTACGAAGGCAGTTATGTGCACTAAAAAGAAGACGCATTTGGCCGTGTTACATTTGTTTCCCAAGTCAGCAGGGTTGATCTGCAATGACGAGTTGTATTACGACACAACATTGGATGGAAACATTTACATGCAGGATAAACACACAGGCAACACCGATTACACTCACAAAAATATGGATTGGCTACTCATGGAACAAAGTTTCCCAGGAGTTTACGACAATAAACCAGTTCATATTAGTTGGGTTAAAATTCGGGCTGTGGGGGACACACATGTGTTCCGTTTCTTCGAGGTGGAAGGACCTCTTGACGCAATCAGAAAACCGATGTTTACCAAGATATCTATTGACAACTTGGTTAATGTTAACTCAGGCATTTTCATCAAACCAGCTTTTGGTCATACACGTTACATAAATCTCGATGCGAGAATTTGTAACAAGTTGGCATCAACAATGGTTGGTAAGAAGAGAAATTGGGACACAATCTCAACCCTGACAACAAGAACATTGTCTGAACTCAACAAAAAAGACATATCCAATCCTGTCGACTTGTTATTGTATCGTGAGTACATGGCATGGAGATACTTGGATGTTGAAACATCGACTCTCAATCAGTCAGCTTATAATGGTACTCCATGGAATGATCTTGAAGCAAAGCGCAAAGTTCATGAAATGGCACTTGATTACCAGGTAACGCCGAGATTGGGTATCATGAACATTTTGTATGATCATTTCAGATATAGTATGGTTGTGTTGCTTGCAGTATTGATTGCAGCTCCTTTGTTTTCATTTACCTGGCCATTTCTAGTGGCGTTCATCATTTGGTGGACCTACAAAAACTGGACCGAAGTTGGACCTAAATTCACAGCTTATGTGCAAGGGTGGTTCGATAATGATAGACAAAATTCCCAGATTGACAAGGTAACACCGATGGAGAGGACTCTTGAAGTGGTCGTCGAAGGAAATAAGCTTGCATCAAAACTCATGCCCGAACTTCCTGAGATCAGATCTCTGACAGAAATTTTATCAACTAGACCAAAAACAACCACCCGACCGATGTTGGATATGGAAGGATTTGAGATGGATGATGATATCGACGAAGAAATCAGAGAAGTTCGTGAAGAGGTTGACACTGCCTTAAAAGTGTCTAAACAATATGTTACGGAATCTCCCGAGGTAGAAACAATTGAGTCAACAATAGTTGATTTAGGCGTTTCGCCAATTGTCCCAATACCCACTGGATTGAGTTTTACACAAATCTCTGAAGAAAGTGATAGAAAGGCAAACCTTGAAGAGGTGATCTCTGTTTACCAGGATGAGTTCCGTGGATCAAACGTTCACTTGGATCTAGTTCCAGACGAAGCTGTGAAGTTTCCGCAACTGGAATGTGATGATGAGCGTTTCCCAGATCCTACGAACCTGGAGACGGGGCCCTAAAACAAAACTCGTAACATATTTCTCCTCCAACCAAATCAAGAAAAAGAATTTCTACGGGGTTGGGATCATATCAATGCAATATATACCTATTGTGCACTCAAATTGTGCCACTAACTTGAAGAAAGGCGTTCTCAAGCGAGTATTGTCCGAAAGGATTTTCTTGCCAAATGAATTGTTTTTCTCTGGATTTCGTGAACACACTCTTGAGACTCATGCATCCGTATTTTACGATGCAACAACAGATACAGCATTGAAGATTATCCATAAAATGAAATTCTCAGATTGGTTGAAGGACTTTCCCGTGCCCAAACGCGGAAAGTTAACGAAGGGCTTTTTCGACTACAAAGAGATTGGCATCTCTGCTAAAGAAAAAGTCAAATGGAAAGTTCATGTAAAAACTGAACTCCTAAATCTTGTCTCACCTTTTGGACACAAACTCGGTTGGCCTCGGATCATTTCTGAGGGATTGCCCAACTGTAATGCTAATATTGGACCTTGGGTCAAAAATGCGGCCAAATATTATGCAAAAGTGTTACATGGAAACAAGGATATCGATCCTTCTTTCCCCAATTCCCATGGCTTGTTCTATGCAACTGGTAAAAACCTACAGGAGATAGGTAACTGGTTCGCTGAGATAATAGAGCACCTTGGAGGTGAAACAGATTTCTTTGAAAATGATGTGTCCAAATGGGATCGCCATTATCATACCAAATTTATTGAACTGGAAAATAACCTGCATAAAATGCACATGTCAAAGCAAACTAGACATGAAGTGTTGCCAGTTCTTGAAGCCATGGAGGAAACTCATGGTCAAGGTGATGGTATCTCGTTTAGAGTTGCTGGTACTCGAAAGTCCGGTGCTCAAAACACATCATGCGGAAACTCTCTCATAAATATTTATATTCATGACTACATCATGTACCTCTACAATGACAAATTGGTTCGAGGAATAGATTACTTCATAGCTGTTTTAGGCGACGATTGTCTGATGATAATCAAACGAGGTATCGCAAACATGAGAAAACTAGGAGAATTTTTTAACACAAAATTTTCTTTGTTAGGCATGAGTTCCAAGGCAAAAGCCAGCACACACTGGTCACAGGTTGAATTCTGCTCATCCTACTTTTTGCCTATTGTGAGAGAGGGCAAACAATCATTTGTTCTTGTACCTAAGCTTGGTCGTTGGATAATAAAGCAAGGTTGGACCGTGTCCCATCTTGCAGCTAAATGTCCTACCAAACAAATGCAAGAAATATTTAATTGTTATAAGCCGCTAAGTGAGTATCCACTCTATGGTCAGATCTTGTCTAAGTATAACTTAGGTTTGACAGTAGATACTCTAATCAACCCACACAAGCTGAACTTTGATCCAGATGAAACATTACAATGCAACCGGACGTTGTTGAATGAATTTATGGAACAAAGATATCAACTCACGCTTGAAGAAGTTGAAAACTCGTTGTCCACATCCTTGAAGCGGGTGGACACCTTACCAAAAACCGTTTTGTTTGATGAGATCATGCACAGAATCATATGTACCGACAATGATTTTGAACTTGATCTTAGCTTACGTTTGTGAATGTCCACAAACTGTACAGGGGTAGCTCCCTAAGTCTATCCGGGAAGTGATTTGAAACCCCGGTATATCCGCACCCATTGAAATTAATCCATCGATGAAGAACAAAATCATTCGTTCTAGACAAGACTTGAATAGCTTGAAGCAATCAAAAATCCAAAACACAAAAACACAAAACAAAAATGAAAAACCAAAACAAAATAAACAGGGAAAAACTTTCATAGCTTCTGTAAAAGGTGGTCCTAGACCATTTTCACGAACCTTCGCCAACAATCGTGGAAACTTGATGCATATCAGAGAATTGGATACATCAGGAGGCTTGTTGTCAGACATAATTGACACAGGTCGCACCGTAGCTAACAACATCGGAACCATGATGACGGATCCGTTAGCAGGTGCATTACAACTTCCGAACTCTATCATGAAAGTGGTAGACACAGGTAAGGAAGTGATAGGTTCTTTCAACCCATCAGGTGGTGTCTCTACCTCAGACATCGCCTTGAAAGGACAAATCCCAGTAAACCCTCGCTCAGCTGAGCAAAAGA